CCTCAAACGGCTTTGGAACCTCAGGTATTACCTGGGATACAAGGCTAATTGAGACTCGCAAGGTTTGGTTTACAGCGAACGCTAAGCTGTTAACTCCTCTCCCTGCAGCCGACCGATTACAAGGTCTTAGTCAAGATCTTGTACTCGGCCTTCGCATTTCACCCGCGACGTTTTGGAATATGATTCCTTGGTCGTGGTTGATCGATTACTTCGTTAATGTCGGGACGTTCATGGAAGCGCAGCAAGGTCAAGTTAAGACCTCATGCACTCGAATGAATATCATGGCAGATTCGAAGATATCGAATGAACTTCATAACGCGAGGCCGAATGCATCTCAAACGCATTCGGGTGGGTTGATGTATTCGACCCAACGGCTCAGACAAATCTACAGTAATCCGACCCCAACCCTATCCTTCGAGCCGTTTCTTACGAATCGGGAGTTAGGAAATTTGGGTGCTCTGATAACTGCGAAAGCCCTAAAAGGGTAATTAACGCTGTGATAGCGTCAGGTCCTCGAAAGGAACCCTGTCATGAGTCTCTCTGATCCTGTGTCCATTACGTATAATGCGGTTGCGACTAATCTCAATCGCATTAACCAGGACAACTATGGCGCCGTATACTATGGCGAATCCGCGGCTGGTGAGCGTCTGACCTTTACGGTCAAGCACACAATTCCAGCTCGTGGGGCCTCCGGCGAGTCCCACTTGGCTCGACTAGATGTCGAGCAGTACACTGCTGGTGTGCTAACTCGCACATCTTCAGTGTGGACAGCTTTCCGAGCTTCGGATGCTATCCAGGACCAAGAATCGATGGAGGATGCTGCCGAAGCTTTGGTAGCTTTCCTCTCTGCCGCCAACATTACTAAAATTGTTGGTCGTCAGTCCTAACCCTTGAAATCGCCCTGATGTAGGGCGGTGGGGTCTATTACAGGCTCGATTCTCCTTGGAGAAGAGAGGTTGGTCATGATTACCTCCTAGGAGCTAACATGAAAAAGACCAACCTTGTGGCAGATCTTTCACTCTACGCCGCCTTGTTTAAAGACTTGGTAGCGTGGGTTCCAGATCTGCAACCTACTGCAGCACTCGATATCGAGTGGATGCAGTTGATGGTCGCTAACCGCGGTATACCGTTCATTATGATCGATATGCCTGAGGCATGCAAGGTCGTTGACCATGCACTCTCGAGCGGCTACTATGACGCCCGTAAAATGCCGGATACTTTCGGCAGAGTACGGAGTGGGCATCGGGAATTCCTGAGCTCACTAACGCGCATGGTATGGGACCACAAAGGGATGATCTATGACGACGTAGATCCCACGGCAGTCTTCTTCCTGAGGCAGGTTCTGAACCTGGCTAAGAAAGTAAGATTGGAGTGCAGCGATGCTGCAGTTCTCGCCGAGGTCGAAGCGTTTCGTCAGATTGACAATAGACTTCGCACTCCTAGCTATTGCTGGGAGTGTGATGATTTGGGTTTTCCCGAATCTATTGTTGCTCTCGACGATGGACATAGGTCCTCTCCTGACCTTATCTCAGATAGAGATGAGTGCCCGAGCCGACTACTTACGTTGGCTCAGCGAGTCGCGGACATCCTTATCGCTGGATATCCAGAACTCGACTGGAGAGATATCAATCCCAAACACGGACCCGGAGCAGTGGCAGATGCAAGAGGGGACACAGATAAGTATGTGTTCCCAGCTTGGCCGAGAAAGCTCGATGGATTCTTTCCATTCGAGTATTTTTCCCAGTCAAGAGAAGACTTGCACTTTGAGGTTGAATCAGTTGAAGTGTCAGAATGGGAGGCTCCCGCAAGACTTCTTGCAGTGCCTAAAACCCTGAAAGCACCTCGAATGATCGCCTCGGAGCCAGTTGCGCATCAATATATCCAGTTGGGTATGATGCGGTGGCTCAGGCAACATATGCCTAAGCTACTCCAAAAGTCCATAGACTTTCATGATCAGGAACCCTCACGGGTTCTCTGCTTGGAAGCCTCTAGACGGGACCGAGCGGTCAACCTCGCAACTGTGGATCTTTCCGCAGCTAGTGATAGGTTGTCCTGCTGGGTAGTTGAACGTGTCTTCAGAAGAAATAAATCACTCCTGAAGGCTCTTCATGCTTGCCGCACCAGATGGCTTACGAATGCCACTGGAGTTGGTGAGTCGTATTTTATCATACTGAGAAAATACGCACCGATGGGCAATGGAACAACGTTTCCAATCCAGAGTATCGTCTTCGCCGTTCTGGCGATAGCCGCGACTCTATTTTCCCGCTACTTGGAGGCAAATACTGCCAACATTAGAGCGGTGATTGGAACCATCCGAGTCTACGGGGACGACATTATATTGCCGTCCCTTGCAGTAATGGAACTAGTGCGCCTTTTAGGACACTTAGACCTAAAAGTGAATGTGGCAAAGACACACCACGAAGGTTACTTCCGCGAATCTTGCGGTATTGACGCATACGATGGGGTTGATGTAACCCCGCTGTATGTGAGTGACCTCGCACTAGGAGAAACGGCCGAATCACTAGCATCCTGGATAGACGTATCTAATAACGCCTATTCTAAGGGCCTATGGCACCTTAGTGATGCTATGAATCAGCAGCTACCTGAACCGATCAAGAAATTGGTCCCAGTAAGCAGCGTGCCGATCGGCTGCCTCACGCTACGCACATTCCAGTCCACCCCTCCTATTGGCAGAAGCCGTATCAATACGGTGCTGCACAGGGAGGAGGTGCTAGGGTTGACCCTAGTATCCAAGGCTGAAAGGCGTAGGCGTGAGACGCATGGGAACCTCCTCCAGACTTTCTTGGAGGCCCCCGACCCTGAGATTGATTTACTCAAGGGTAAGGTAAGTCCGCTAACCAGTTGGATAGCGGGCTATAACATGCGTAGCCGCTCG